GCAGATCTACGTCGATGCCGCTGCCAATGTGTCTAGGGACCTCTCACGGCTTGCTCCGGGCGCCAGCGATCTGACGCGCAACCACCTGCGGGCGCTGGAGAAGAGCCTGACGCGCGAAGCCGAGAATATCAGGCGGGCCCTTGAGGGGCGACTGAGGAGCGACCTGCAGCAGGCCACCGGACTAGGGGGCAGGCCGCTGCAGTCGCACATGACGAGTTGCCTGCAGGCCGCAGGATTGTCTCTTGACATGCTCCGCGTGCAGCGCGGTTTCGGCGACGTGAACACTGCCGCCGTGGAGGCCATATGGGCCCGGACGCGCAACGGCATGAAGCTGTCGGATCGGATCTGGAAGACCTCGGACAACGCGCGGGACAACATGCGCAGCATCATCCTGGATGGCGTGGCCCGCGGGCGCGACTCAGTCAAGGTGGCCCGCGATCTGGAGCGATACGTCCGGCGGGGCGCGGCTACGATGGCGGGCGACTACCCAGGCATGATGGCCCGCATAGGCAAGCGGGTGCCGAAGGATCTGTGCTACGAGGCGTTCAGGCTGGCCCGGTCGGAGATGTCCATGGCGTTCATGGAGGGCACCTACTCATCCGGACGAGTCAACCCGGCATACAAGGGCGTACGCTGGCTGCTAAGTTCGAGTCATCCTCTGCCGGACGTGTGCGATGACCTCGCCAGCGCCGATCTCTATGGCCTGGGCCCGGGAGGATACCCTGCTGGCGATGAACCGCCGTACCCGCACGCGAACTGCCTATGCACAGTAGGCCCGATAGCTGAGAACACGCAGGAGTTCGTCGAGCGTCTGAAGAAATGGAGAGATGACCCAAGTAGCGAACCGAAACTGGAAGAGTGGTATAATGAGGTATACTTGGGGCAGGGTGCAGCCCAACCATCAGCGCCAGGGCCGGAGCCGCCACAGCAGCAGCTAGGGCCGGAACCGCAGCCGGAACCACCCACGTTGGAGCAGGCAATCACCGAGAAGGAGAAGCTGATCGCTAACCTGCCGCATGAGCGTGCATACGTGTTTGATGCTGCCGGGACCGTGCTTCTCGAAAAGGATGGCGGCAAGAGCTCGGTCAACTTCGATGCCAGCGAATTTGCCCTAATGAAGGATGCCGTTCTTGCACATAACCATCCAGCCATTGGAGGTTCGTTTTCGCCAGAAGATATACACCTAGCTGCAAAGTACGATATGGCCGAAATCAGGGCTGTTGGCAAGACTTATCGTCATAGCGCATCGAGGCCGGCCCCAGGATGGTCAGAGCAGTTCTGGGACTCTGCGATTAAGCCTTCGTACAGGAGGCACGAGGCGGATGTCATCAGGGAATTCAGGGCGGCCATACTGAGCGGCTCTATGACTGTGACCCAGGCGGAAGAGCAGCACTGGCACGAGATATGGACCCGTGTAGCGAAGGAGGTCGGCTTCGCCTATGTCCGAACGCAATGGTGAGCGTTTCACAATCGATAAGGGACATAACGTCCCGATTTATAGCTCCGTGTGCACCTTTTGCGTGCACATGGATCCAACCATGCGGAGCAGGACGTGCGCGGCTTTCCCAGACGGCATCCCGTCGGAGATCTGGCGTGGGCTGAATGATCACACCAGGCCGTTCGCTGGGGACAACGGTATCACGTTCCAACGCATCAGCGCCGCTCCATGAGCGCTGTGCACTACCTCAAGTACGATATGTGGGTCCGGGCCACGTACTGCCTGATGGACTGGGTGGTCGAGTGCGCGGCGGTGTGGGACGAGATGCCCGACTACCGACGAGAGGGCAAGCTCGTCTACTTCGCGCAGCTGGGCTCGAATCTATCCATGCTCCGTGCGGCGGAGAGCCTGGGCACGCTGAGTCCTAAGCAAATCCGAGAGCTGAGGAACCTGGAGCGCCTGGCCGTGAACGCGGAAGGCACCATCAAGGTTCTGAGAGAGCGGCATGACGCAGCGAAGGCGAGGGAACGTCAGGATGGAAGCTAGGTGCGACGAGTGCGGCAGAATCTTCACAGCGGCGCCACAGACCCGCCAGGAAGGCGAGATCGAAACGACGTTCTTTGCCTGTGCGCACTGCGGCCGTGAATACGTCGTGTGCCGAACTGATCCCGGGATACGCGCGCTGCAGACGCAAGCCGAGCGCCAGCGCCAGCGTAACAGGGAGCGGCAGAGGCAGGGCGAACTGACCAAGAGGCACATAGGACATATGCGACGCAAGGCGAATCAACTGAGAGCCGGTCTGGATGCACTGAACCGGGCCGAGTAACCGGGCGCAACTGAACAGTGATCAACCGCCAGGGGGTGACCCCGAGGCGGTTTTTTCATGCCCGGAGGGAGGTGAAAGAGTGAAGTTCGATGAGTGGATGCAGGCAGTAGGCGAGATGAGCGAGGCCGGCGGCGAAGCGGCTCCTATTGCCGGCTACGTCTGCGGCGAGATGGCAGTGAGCGAGATCCCCCTGAACCCTAACATCGATGTCGCAGCACTGAAGGCAGGAGATCCCGAGCCGCTGGAGGCGGTGGTAGCCGTGCCCGCAACCAAGAGTAAGCGGGGGTGGCGCTACAAGCCTGAATCTCTACAGAACATTGTCGATGCAACGATGACTCAGGGCCTACCGGGATTTCTGGGGCATCAGAAGCCAGAGAACATCGAATCTGAGTTTCCCACGCCGGTCACGCACTGGGTAGGGGCGAAGTTCGACGATGATGCCGAGGTCAAGGATGCCAAGGGTGAGATCGTCGGTAAGGGCATTGCCTACTTCCGGGGCGTCGTCGACCAGGCCGCCAACGATCTCAAGCGTTGGATCAAGGCCGGCACGATCAAGACCGTGAGCATCTTCGGC